GTGCTATTCTGTTAGCGTCTCTTTCTACTTGGAACATTAAACCTTTAAATCTCTCAACTGACCATCTACCGTTAGAATCCGTATCTAAATCGAAGATACCAGCAGTTGTGACATTACCAGTTTGTGCTCCTTTTTCTGCGTTAGTGTAAATAGTTCTTACAACTTCTCTGTTGATTTCCGCAAGGATTTCAGCAGATAAGATATTTGCAAGTTCTGTTTCAGCGTCTAAACCGTGGATAGCTTTAAGGTCTTGAGCGAGTTCCATTGTGTACTCAGCTTTAAGAGCTCTTGATTTCGCTGTAACCGTAGATTTCTCGATTGAGAAAGCCATTTCAGCGAATTGGTTACCACTATCATCACCTAATGCTTCAGCAGCCGCTGTAGTCATAGCAGAACCTGTTGTGTAAGTTCCTGGTGAACCGTCATTTAAGACAGCTGGGTTAGTACCTGAATTAGCAGTTGATGAGAAACCATCTGTTGATGAACCAGCAGCATTTCTACCTGAGAAATCTGTGTCTGCTTCGTCAAACATTGCCTCAGCACCTGTTTGTGAAGTATATCTACTTCTCATTGCAAAGATAAGTCCAGTTGGACCAGTCATAGGTTGTACACCTGCGATATCGTATGCAATAAGATTTGGCATTGCTCTTCTTACTAAAGAAATTAGGATTGGGTCCCAATTTGCAACACCAGAACCAGTTGAGTTGGTAGGAGCAGCTTCGTTTAAGAAGGCTTTATCTTCTTTTAAAGCAGCTTCCTGGTTTTCCAAGATAACTGATGTGACGGCTCGTCTGTAAGAATCCTCGATTTTTGGTAAATCTGGATGCTCCAGAACAGGCTGCCATTTTTTTTCATGTGTTTCTGAAAGATACATGTTTTTTCTCCCTTTATATTTTCCTTAAGATATTTTAATATCTTTAGTTTTGCTTATAGCGGCAGCGTAAGCAGCCATAGCATTCGACAAGTCTTCGTTAGAAGTCTCGCCTGCAGCCGCCACATTATCTAATTGTTCATCTGCTTTCGCCTTGTCAGCAAAGTATGATTCCTTAACGGTCTCTACCTTGTTTTTAAAGTCTTCAGCATTTGAATACTCAATCTCTTCAGTTAACTTCGCAAATTTTTCCTTTTGAGTATCAGTTAAACTCTCGCCAGCTTCCGCTACGATTTGTTTTTTTGTGTACTCGCCATTGTCTTTCGCAAGGTTAACATTCTTCTCTACCTCTTCATTGAGTTTCTTCTCTAATTCTTCAATTTTAGAAGCCTGGTCTTCAAGTACATTGTACTTGTCATCAGGTACATCAATGTAGTGGTCTTCGAATAGTTTTTTAAGACCAGAGATAAAATCTTCAGCGATTTCGCCTTTGATTCCTCTTTCTAAAGCAACTTCGTTGTCTTTCATCCATTCTTCAACTACATAGTTCAAGTATGAATCCACTTTTTCAACTAACTCTGCTTTTGCTTTAGCGCTCTCGTCTTCAAATTTAGTGTTATAATCTGCTTCCATTTCTTCAGCGATTTCTTTTACTTTAGATTGTATCGCCGCTTCAAATACGGTTGCAGCTTTTGTTTTAAACTCTTCAGATAAATCTGCTTCGTTAGCAACTAGAGCAGCCATATGAGTATCAAGTTCTTCTTTATTCATTTTGTAAGACGCCTTTTTCATTCCGTAAGTTTCGTCTTTCTTGTCTGATTTCTCATCTTCTTTGCTCTCGTCTTTTTTGTCAGCTTTCTTATCAAGATATTTCTTTAATCCAGCCGGCATTTCGCCTTCGTTTACAGCGTCTTTATCCTCTGAAGCTTCAGTTTCTTCCACTTTAGCACTTTGACCTGGGTGAGCTACTTTAGTCACGCCGGCATCCGTATCAGGTTTGCCTGCTGTGTCTGGTGAACCACCTTTATCAGCCGTTGCACTAATTTGGTCAGAAACTTTTTTTGATTTTTTTGTTGCGTCAGGATTGCTGTCTGTTGGTTTAACAACAGCTGGACCTAAATCTTCAGCATTGTTCATTTTTGCAATGTGAGAAGGTTCAGCCGCTACAGCATTCTTCTTGGGAGCGTCCGCTTGAGCATTCGCCTCAGCTACCGCTTCTTGTTCTAACGCCTCAATTTTTGTTTCTGTATCGGCCATTGAGAATTCTCCCTTTTAAAATTAAAAACATATGTTTTTTTTGTTTTTCATTAGATATTTATAACATTAAAGATTTTGAAGAAACTTTTTAAACACATCCGCCTTAGCTTCTGCTATTGCGTTTCGTTTAGCGTTCTCCACATACTTCTTCCATGCTTCAATATCTTTTTCTACTAATACGCCATTATCCCATACCCACTCTTTGTTTTCCATAATGCCTTCTACGAAAGCGTCTGGAGCACTAGGGTCTGCAACAATGTCAGCTGCGGTTGCTAAGTAAAAGTCGTCTTTTACGTAGTTTGCA